ATGATTAAACGAGAATGATAGAGGTTAAATATGAGTGTGAGCGCGTCCGATATAACATCAAGGTTTACAGAATTCGCGTCAGTCTCATCCACTATTATTAACTTGATGATTGATGATGCTGAATTATCTGTGAATAGAGCTGTCTGGGGATTAAAGGCAGATTTAGCAACTATATATTTGGTAGCTCATTTGTTGACACTTGCCGGTCAAGGAACTGGAGGCGGTTCAACAGGTGCAGTTATAGAAAAGAAAGTCGGCGACCTAACTAAAAAGTTCGCTAGTCCGCAAATGAAATCAACTGATAGCGGGTTAGGCTCTACTTCTTATGGTCGCCTTTTTTTGAGGTTGAGGAAAGAGATAGTTAAGAGCCCGATGGTTGTTAATTTCAATCAGGATTATAATACATGAGTAAGTTTGTAAAAGAAATTGATCTAGGTTGGAAGCGCATACAAAGGGAATTAAAGGTCATTGACAAATCGTTTGTAAAAATTGGAGTAATATCTGGTGGTGGTAAAGAAAAATACAGTTTACATAGGGATGTTCCAAGTAAACGTGCCGGTACAAAGCAAAAAACAAATATAGATATAGCTCAATTGGCAACAATACATGAATTTGGATTACCATCTAGGCGTATTCCTGCTAGGCCATTTATACGGCAAGCACATATACGTAATAAAGGTAAAATAAATAGAAAGATCGCTACATTGCTTAATAGAATATACAGAAAAATGAGTGTTCGCACTGCACTTGAGATATTAGGACTTTTCCACCAAGGCAATACAAGGAGAATTTTCAGATCAGGATATTTTAGGCCAAATAAACCTGCAACAATAGCAGCAAAGAAATCGTCAAGACCATTAATAGATACTGGCAGGCTAAGGCAATCAATTGATTATGAGGTAGTACTTAAATGAGTGTAGGACTTATAAATGAATTTAGCGAGACTTTGACGGTGACGCGATATGCTGAATCGATTCAAACTCTTGTATTAACTTTCGATGCAGACTTTGTAACGAGCAATTTGATTGATTTGGACATAGATTTGACAGCTATAACGCAAGTTCCTTTTAATGCAGATCACGCAACAACATTGGCTGATTTGGCTACTGAGATTGCCCTCAGTGCAAAAGTAACGAGCGCAACCGTATCAGGTGCAAGGGAAATAACAATAGTTTCCGCCGATGAAGGCTCAGATCTTCTTATGAATGGAATAGTTGTTTCGGGTGGTGCTTCTCAAGCTTCTGGTTCAGTGAACCAGACTGGCGGCTATGTAGACGGTGAATACGAAGAAGGCTCAACATCTACTTTTGATATAGAAATGAGTGTGCAGCCATTACAAGGCCGCGAGCTTCAATTATTGCCGGAAGGTGAAAGAACAAGGCGTTATGTAAAGGGATATACGGTGACAAGACTTTATACAGCAATAGAAGCAACATCAAAAAAGGCTGATAGGGTTGGGTATGATAGCACGAATTTTGAAGTTCAATCAGTTGAAAGATGGGTTGACGGTGAACTTGAGCATTACAAAGTTTTAATGGCAGAGGTTAATTGATGTCTACAATGGCACAAATAAAACTTGGTTTTAAGAAATGGTTAAATGAAGAGACAGGCATACCATTTATATTTGAAGAACAAGCAACGCCGAGACCTTCTGTAAGACCATACGGAACTATAAGAATCATGGACCAATCGCAAGTCGGCGGTGATGATTCAAGGTCTGGTGTAAGTGCTTTAGGCATACAGACAAGCAAAGGAGTAAGAGAAGGTGTAATTTCTTTGAATATATATGGCGATGATGCTTTGGAAAAAATGTCAATTGCTCGTGACTCGATGTTCAAAGAAACTACACATGATAAATTGTATGTAACTTATGGTGTATCTGTAACAAGTAGTGAAAACATACAGAATTTGACCGGGCTTCTCGAAACAGATTTTGAGGAACGCGCTCAGATGGATGTTAATATATTATATGCAAGAGAATCAACTGATGATGTTGGCTTAATAGAACACGTTGCTATAGAAGGCGAAGCAAACGGTATTACGATTAGTGAAGAAACAATAGATTTACCATAGAAGGAGATTAATATGACACAACCTATTTCAACAGTCGTTAGTGTAACGGTTACAAGGGCAACTCGAACGGTAACACAGGCAGGTTTTGGAACAGCTTTAATTTTTGGAGATGCTGGAATTTTTGCGGCAGGGATAGTCAGGACGTACAATAATTTAACTGAGGTTGCTGTGGATTTTGCAACTACTGATGATGAGTACAAAGCTGCCAATGCATTATTTGCACAAACGCCTGCACCATTAACCGTAAAAATAACACAAAGAGAAACTCCAGTTGCTCAAGTTCAGACTCTTACTTTTAGTGCTGACCTTCTTATATTAAATGTTATAAATATGGATGTTGATGGGGCCGCTATAGGGCCGATTGCTTGGGCGGTATCGCATGATAATACAATGGCTCTAATTGCCACAGCAATTCAAGCTGAAGATGGTGTTGTTACGGCCGTTGTTACCGGTGGTGCTGGTTCAAGGGTAATTACAGTAACTGCGGCGGTTGCGGGAGTTCCAGTAGTTATAGATGATATACTTGTTACTTTGGGCGCGAGTCAGGCAACGGGCGTTATGGCAACCACAGTTGATAATGTCGGTATGCCAGAAGATATCGCAGCTGTAAGATTGGTTGACGATGATTGGTACGTATGTATTCTTGATAGCCGGGTTGATGTGGTTGTAATGTCAACTGCATTAACAATTGAGGCAATGCCAAAATTGTTTATTACCTGTTCAAGTGATACCGATATTTATGATGCAGCTGTAACTACTGATATTGCATATCTAACAAGTAATTTGAATTATGACCGGACAATCGTAATTTTCAATGAAACCCCTGCTAGTTTTCCAGATGCAGCATGGGCCGGTAGATGTTTGCCAGAAGATCCAGGCTCTATTACATGGAAATTCAAAACATTGTCAGGTGTAGCAAACTCAGCACTTACAGCAACACAGAGATTAGCAATATTGAATAAAAATGCAAACCTTGTATCAGAAGTCGGTGGAGTGGATATAACCGAAGATGGTACGGTTGCTAGTGGTGAATTTATAGATATCATGCGTGGTATTGATTGGCTGACTGCAAGAATGCAGGAAAACGTATATCAGGAATTGGTAACAGCAAACAAAATTCCTTACACAGATAAGGGTATTGCAATAATTGAAAACCTTGTAAGAAAAACATTGAATAATGGAATATCTGTAGGTCTTTTATTTGAAGATACTGCAACTTTCGACGGTGAACCATTCTTAGTTAGCGTACCTCTGGAGGCTGATGTATCGGCTAGCGATAAAGGGTCTAGAACCTTAAATGATGTCACATGGCAAGCAAGTCTTGCGGGTGCTATTCATACAGTTGTTATAACTGGTAGAGTAACATTATAAATAAAAAAAGGAGTATATTATGCCAGCAAAAACATATAATCCCAAAAAAGTTGCTGTTATTGTCGGATCTTTTGAATTGTCAGGCTTTGCAGATGGCTCATTTGTATCAGTTGAAAAAAATGAGGATGCTTGGTCACAAAAAGTCGGTACTGATGGTGAGGGAACTAGAACCAAGTCAAATAACCGTTCTGCAACTATTACAATTAGACTTATGCAATCAAGCGATTCCAATACAATTTTGGACTCATTTAGAAAGCTTGATGAATTTGGTGATGCAGGAATATTTCCTTTAACTATAAAGGATGGTTCTGGGAATACAATCCAAGCAGCTGAAACGGCCTGGATTAAAAAAGAGCCATCTGTAGAATATGACCGTGAAGCGACAGAGAGAGAGTGGATGATCGAAACTGATAATCTACAGTCGTCACATGGTGGAAATTAAAATAGGAGGTTAACGTGAGGGAACCAACAGACTTTGAAGTCGATGGAGTTAGATATACGGCCTCGCTTTATTCGGCAACCGTATCTCTAAGATTATTAACTATGCTCGCCAAATATGCAGGTGCTCCAATAGGTATATTGGCATTGTCTGGCGATGGCATGGACCAAGATTTAAGCCCTGATTTAGTTCGGGAATTAATTCAAACATTGATGGGTCAGCTTGACGAAAATACAGTTATAAAATTAGTCAAAGATATTTTGCAAACAACTAAAATTATAGAAAATGATGAACGTAGGTCTATAGAATTTGATATAGATTTTGCTGGTAAGCTC